GGGATTTCATGATTGCCGACACTTGACGCCTGTTGCGGGGAAATTTGATGTTCTGAAAGCTGGCGTGCGCCAGAACTAAGCGTAGTCGCGTCCGTAGCCAATTCGCGCAAAATGAAATCGTTAAACTGTGCAACCGATCGGCCATCCTGAATCGCCTTGTCAGCTTCGGTTTCGACATTCTTTACCGTTGAGAATTTGCGAGCTACCGCCGTAATTTCCCGAATGCGTGTTCGTTCATCCATTCCGGCCTGACTGCGTTCCTTGCCAACATCGATCTGCGGCGCCGGTGGAGCTTCCCTAGTTTCTGGTTTTGTCGATTCTACAGTTTCAGGCATAAAAACTTTGACAGGTTGTTCCCGTTCAACATTTTCGCGAGTGTCAACTATTTCGACGTCATATTCCGCGCCTTCGTCCGCGCGTCCGACGCCAACCGTGTTGTCAAGCGGCAGGGAAACCATGCTGATTTCCATCGGTTGCCAATTGGTGACGCGATACGTTTTGTTGTCCTGGCCCGAAGAGGAAACCAGAACCATTTTCTTAACATCGTAACCAACGCTAACGTTGCGCTTAATTCCGTCCTGCACGTCTCGAAAAACATCCTGCGCTTCGGCGTTTCGGGAGAATCGGACGGTAGCGAAACCTTTCCCATCTCGGATCTGCGCGGATTCTATAACACCTATTTGGCGACCTGGGTCGTGTTGGTTGAGTAGTGGCGCGCCGTTCGTAATGCGCGACATATCGACTTCGCCTGGCGTATGTCCTAAAACCTCATTTCCGAAATAGCGTTCGCACGGAGATTCGGAAGAAAAAGTTAGGTCAACTGTGCGCTTTTCAGCGTCAACGAACCCCGACTGTATCGGTACTGACCGATAGAGCCTTTTTAGTTTTAGGGTTTGGTTTTTTGGTTCCGTTTCCGCTGGCATTTGGTGCTGCTGGTTGACCTTCGACTGTCGGTTTCTCCGTAATGTCAACGTTTGTGTCATCGTCACCGACCTCGGCATCCTGCTTGCCGGTGCTCATGGGATTCTTGATATCGGTAATAAATTGAAGGCCCAATTCAGATGCCCTGGCGTTCTCGTTTGCTATTTCCTCAAATACCTCTTCGAAATCTCTGCCCTGCGATTCGATGATGTTCGTCTTGGAATCGAATCCCGCATTGTTTGCCTGGATATTCGATTGGATATCCTTTTGCGGATCGACCCATTGCCATCGGCGACCACGCCACGTGGATGCATCACATATATCCGGAATATCTGTAATCGAAAAACCCTTGAGTTGGCCTGACATGATGGCCATTTGTAGAAACGCCGCGAATTCCTTTTGTTTTACCTGAGTTTTAAACCATTCTTGCAGCCCAAGCCACGTTTCGCGTTCATCTAATTCGCCTCCGCGTAAGCTGGAATAGTTTACGCCCTCAAGGTCCCCAAAACTAGTGTTGTATCCAATACCCAGTCCGGAGGCGATGCCGCGCAAAACTGCTTTCCTAAATTCCGGATAGTTACCATTTGGGTGTTGCCAATCCAGCGCCTTGATATCGACGCCCATGGGGAGATTTTCGAACGTGCCTGGATTAACTTCGGTTATGATATTCCCCGCGTCATCTGTGCCATCACCCTGGTATTCGAATTCTTGTGTGCGCGTAAAGAATCCCATCTTTCCTGCGGCTGCGCGAGCACTTGTAACCTCGGCGTATTCATACTGTGACAGCATTCTCAGCCGAAGCGTTGCAGAACAAAGCCAGGAGATTCCTCGGCTTTGCCCGATGCGTTCGTTTAGAAACGGGTGAATAAACTCGGTTGCAGGAATCCGGATACGAACCAAGCTCGGGAATAGATCGCCGGGATGTTCTCGCCATAGGTGATAGGCGATTGGGCGCCTCCATGCGTTCATCTCGACGCCCATCCGGATGTAAACACCGCCCTGAAAGTTCCAGACGTAGTTTTCGTCTAGTTGATCGGATTCGATGAGTTGAAAAGCGAATTTGAAGTCGTTGTCTTGGAAGCCGCGGACCATGCGTATAAGGCAATCTCCGTCTCTAGCGACGGAACGAAGAATGAGCTTATCACCTTCAACGCCTGATAGCTTTCCTGTAACGTCATAGTTTCCAGGTTGTCGCCATTGTCTATAAGCGGTTTCGACTGCTTGATTAAGTTTGACACTTAGCGTGTTTCTTGTGGTTTTGAGTTTCATCATCAGCTTGAACCCCAAATGGCCGATGACATTTGATTCTAAATCTCGGAGAAATGCGCGCGTATAATCGTCGCTCCGTTCGAGGTCGCGCGTTCGGTTCCGGATATAGCGAATTGCCAACCGAGCCTCGATGTCGGCTGAATTATTATTGGTTTGCCAATCCGTGAGGAGATTCGAGACGCTCGCAGCTTGATACGAACGCTTCGCTTGGACTCGTCCATTATTCGATGCAGGTTTTGCGACTCGACCTTTTCTGGCGCCAATCATTTGCGCGCAATTCCATGGACGCACGGTTTCGAATAATGGAAATGCTCTAGATTTCCCTGTCATACTTGTTGAAACCTGATTTGCGTCTGTCGACCGCTAGCTTGTCCAGCAAGAATGCGTTCTTGAACGTTAACCGCCTTAATGCGCTCGATGAGCTGTACCTCGCGGTCGCGTAGTTTCTGGATGTCTTGCGAGGTGAATGTTTGCCCGGAATATGTCGCGCTGGCGACCTGATTGGTTTCGAGCTGCAAGATTGTTGCCTGCAGAATTCCTAACTCTATCTCGTATTGTGACCGCGCGTCGTAATTTGCTACCGCGCTTAAGTTCGGAGCCACCGTTATACGCGCAAAACCACCTTTGGGCGTTAACGGAAGCGCGGTGAACTGCAGACCCGAATTAACGCCGGTGCCGATCACGATGACACGGTAAGCATAAAGACCTGGCGGAATATTGGCTGTCGTTAAAGCTGGGACCAGATAATCAAAATCGCTTCCATTCGGATCGACAGTTAGATTGAAGTTGTATGCCTGGCCGAGTCCTCGAATTTGCCAAACCGCCGACCAGCCGGCCATAGCCGGGTAAATCGGCAATGAAATAACGCCTTGCCATGTGTCACCAGCGTTTACCGTAGCTGGGAAGAAGTTATCACCTGGATTTTCGGTAGGCATCTACCAAAAATGCCTATGTCAACCTGCTTAAAATCGCATCCAGCCAGTCGGTTTACGCGGCATTTTGCGCGAAATAACCGGTTTATTGACCATTGGCGACAATGCGCGCTGAACCTCGATCTGTTCCGCCGGCGATAGCTCGCCAGGCTTCACTTCGGGCGCTCCAGAAGCTAATTGCTTGGCGATCTTACGATAATTCGGCCGAAGGATTTCAATTGCAGCCATTCCGTAGACGCGACAGTCTAATGCCTCGTTCCGGCCATTTTGCGTAAATACTCGTTCCGGTACGCCTCCGACATATTTGACGCTCATCTTCTCCGAAGTGAGTTGCTGGAAATATTCAAGCGTGTATGTCTCGGGAAAATGGCAATAGGCTGGGCCATGGTCTACTAGTTTGAGCCTGGAATAGATTAGCGCCTTAGCGGTATTGACCTTAGCAAGCTTTAGCCGATGCCGCTTCTTACTGCCTGTGATCCATGGCATTCCGCTGACACCACGGCCGATGACAGCAATCACGGCCCGAGGTGAACATCGCTGGCAAAACGCATAGACCATTTTCCCGCTATAGTTCGCGTCGATTGCCACAATGGCAGGCTGCAATTCATGGCCACCGATATGTTTAAATTTTGTTTGAACCCATTCATCGAATTGGTTCCATAGCGCCCATTGCGCGACATTGCCGCGGAATATCCGGTACTCGACGCCCCATGATTCCTCACCTTCGCCCCACCCGCTTATCTCTGCCTCGATTCGGTCAGCCTGCACGTCGGCACCTACCGATAGGACGATACAGCGTTCAGGAAGGACAATGCCCTCGCTGGTTCCGTAGGTTTCGCGCCGGGCGTATAGCGCCTCTGGAGGCTCTGGCTTGTCCAGCTCCTCTTCCCACGTCTCGGCCTTGAATAGGTTTGTCCAGACCTGCAGATATAGCGGGCCCTTCTTCTTTGCATCGAGAAAGGATTCAACCATTTGGTGAATTCGATTGAGGTAACCTTTCCCATGTTTTAGCAGGGTGACGATACCGTTCAAAACGTACCCGCGCACTCCATGGAATGGCGCCGTGGCGTTCCATTTGCCAGCCATGATAGAATCTATCCGTTCCCGGTCGCCGTATGTCCTCGAACATTCTGGACATTCGATACAGGCCGATTCTGGATTGTCCTTCGCCCATCGAACGTGTGGCCACTGCATAACGAACGGCTTATGGCAATGATAGCAGGGAACGAACCAGAAACGTTTGTCGCTGCCTTCTATTTCCTTTTCGATGCGCGACTTGCCCTTGAACGTCGGCGAACTGCAAAGCATCCAGACCGCATCCGGGAAACTTTCGAGGCGAACAAGCGCCTGCGCCCACGGATCGCCTTGACTGGATGCCGACGGCTTCCACTTGTCCGCTTCATCACCTTGCAGAAAACCAATCGGACGTGACGCCAAGCCGCCTGCGGATTCCGAGCCGACGATAGCCAACCGTCCGCCAGGAAACACCTTAACCAACATGGTCGACATTTCCCCGTCGAGCCTGGATCGGCTGTCGTGAACAAGGCCACGTAAGACCGGAGTGTCACGTAGCATGGTTGCAAGCCGGTCTTTGCTCCAAACATTTGCCATATCAAGCGAGTATTGAATATTGAGTATCGGGCGTGGCCGATGCTGGATAAAATAAGCTGTCGCATTGTTCATCGTCTCCGTTTTGCCTGTTAGCTGCGCAGCCCATTGCATTACCACTCCTCGGACATCGGGTTCAATTAGTGAATCAAGCGGCTCGATTTGCCAGGGCCAATTGTGGAACTTCCCGCCTTTACTGTGCGCTTCGCGAGAAAGGTACCGATATTTTTCAGCCCATTCAGACGGTTTTAACGGGGAGGGGAGTTCGAGAAGCGCTGCGTATTTTTTGCGGAGCTGGTGCAGAACATTCATTGCCCTATAGTCCTGCCATATCGATTATCGTTTTCGCACATTTCCTTGACGCGCTCCAACGATTCAGAATGGCCGATACCCCGAAATCTGTTGTATGACCAATCTGCATTTCCAGGCGTGTATGTATTAACTTGCTCCGGTCGGGGGTCCGCGCAAAATCGGGCAATATAAGCTGCTCCCGCAGGGTCGCGTGCAAAAGTTATGTAGTAGCATCCACCATCGACCCTTGCGCGAACATCAAGCGTTTCCCAGTTCATTCAATCGGCGGCGCGTTAAGGACATCATACCGCAGTTGGGAGATTAATTGCGATTTCTCTTCCTCGGATAGATTCGAGCCGAGAACTGTCTGGCGACAAACGATAAATATTCCCTCGTGCATCTTATATATCGTTTCAATATCGGCCTGCTCTCCAGCTTTCTTGTCGTTCGCCAATTTCAGACGGCGGGATTGTTCCTGCAGCAGACGAACACGTTCAGCCGATGCGTCGTCGAATATCGCCTCGCAGATTTGCTTTGTTGAGAACTTGCCGTCGGCCGCCGGTTCAATTTCCATCTCGCGCAATTTGGTTGTCAGGGTTTTTCGATGAAGACCGAATTCGACCGTAGCTTTCTCGATCGTCCAGCGAATAGGTTCGGCTTTTCGTGGCATGGTTTTTACTTACAAAACGTTTTTATGTGCAACACGGAAGAATTAGCCACCTGACGGACAC